CTTTCTACCTGCACTTAAAATATTTGCAATTCCAGGATTTTCATTAGTTGTAATACCTACACTACCTGTCTTAGGTAGTGTTTGAATTGGATTATTATTTAATAATGGAACATATCCATTACTATCACTTAAATCTGGATTATTAAAGAATGCTGAACCAGTTAAAGAAGTGAATTTTGCTTTATACAATTTAAATGTCATATCTTGGGACTGATCCTCTGTCCACAATGCACCATTTTGTGATTTAAATATTGCACCAGCACCATATTGTCTATTATATTGAATAGATGCTGAACCTGATGCGTTTACAGAAGTTGGATTTACTGCATTTCCACCATGCCTTGCAGTCCAGACATTATAGGCAGTGCTGTTAGGTGCTACTAATACAAATGCATATGAACTACCAGGTGCCAAATAAATTGGTTCTGGGAATGTAAATTTAGTTGCCTTACTCGCAGATGTGGGATCTGCTTCAATTAATGCAACTTTATTTCCATTAGCATCGACACCCTCTGGTCTTAGTGTTTTACTTCTTCCTATTAATGTTGTTGATGGTCTTGCATCACCAGTTACCGTTCTTATTTCACATCTGATTGGAGTATTAGATACTGTATCAACAGAAGCAAAATAAACTTCTACAGCAGTTATAAATGCACCATTAAAATCTTTATTTGCATCTTTTGCACTTGGTGCTAAAACATTTCCACCCACTGTGAAAGTTTGTGCTAATGGATCATCATCATCTGCTTGATTAAATGTACCATTTATATTGAAGGTTGATCTATTCGTTGTTAAGGTTATCGTTTCTTGCCACTCTTCAACAGTTCCAAACGCTGAGTACTCTGTATCAGCAGTGACAACTCCAAATTCTTGAGTTGCTTCAACAATTTTGTTTTGTGGACTTGTTGTCAATTTAAAGTTTTTGACACCAGTTTGAATTTTTACAACAGGAGCTGGTTGTGTATGTGGATCTCTTAAAAAACATGATCCGATTAAATCACCATAAGCATCAGTTTTCAAATTTAAATCTTTAACATATGCAGTTGCACCACTTTCCTGACCAACAAGAAGAGTGTTCTTAGTTAAATATCCAAAGAAATCACCTTGTGCCTCCTCAGATAATGATTTAGTATCTACGTTTAAAATTGTAGAGGACTGACTGTAATTATTTTGTAGTGGATTTTTACCTAAACTATATGGATCATTTAAGTATACTTCTGATGGATTATTAAAAGCACCAAATTTATGATTGGGTTGACATACTCTAAAAATCATACTAATTGATTCTTTACCAGCATTTGGGTATGCCTTAACTATTTCTCCGATCTTAAATGCTCCATTTGAACCATATTCGGTTCCATTTTCAACTGGTGTTATTTCTAACAATTTGGGAATGACATCAAATATTCTTTGACCATCTAAAAATAGATATAGATCAGCAAAATCATAAAATCCACCTGATATAAATTGTATATTTCTAGATCTCATAAAATCATCAGATGATGATGAGACTAAATTATTTTGTATTTCAGTGTCTACATTACTGAAGGTAATATTTCCATTACCTGATCTATCAATTGCTACAGTCCCTGTTCGATTAGTCACATCTGCTAAGTTAATAGATCTTGTGCCTTCATCAAAGTTCATATTAATATTACGAACTGAATTAGTTCCTGTCTGTTGTATAGTTTGATCAGGAAGTTGCTCTGTTCTTGTCCAAACATCATTTTGAGGATCTAATTCAACATTTCCTTTGAATACAGGTAATTCATAAGGATTAACATTTACTATGTCAAATTCATCTCCAGTTATAGTTGCAAAAGGTTGAGTTATCCATTCTATTTCCTCATAATTAAGTGTTATGACATTACCAGTTTTTTTAACATTTGAATCAAATAATTCAAAATCAGTGTTAAAATCTAATTCAGAACTAACAGTAAAGGTTTTTGGTGTTATTTGAGATGCTAATGTATCTCTAGTTCTGAAGGGGATTAATTCTTGAGCATCTGGATTTATCTGAACTGAAGATTGATTTCGATTAATAAAGTTATAATTTCTAAATGCATCAACAAAAAATCCACTCTTAAATCGGTTTTTACCTTCATCATCTAAAATTTGCAATGTTTGTGCATTAATTTCTAATAATGATAATGTTGTTGTTTCTTCTAAATTAGATACTCTATCTTCAATATCTCCAATATCTCTCATGGTATATCTTCGATTATCTTTCAATGCTAATAGTGCATCTTGAGGATTATACAAATAAGGAGGTAATATTATAGTTCCTAATTCCATTAATTCATCATTTTTAACTGGTGCTTTTGGATTGATAGATGAAACACCCTTATCGTAAATAAATTGTCCAGATTTATTTAAGTAAACTTTATCTATTCTAGGTAGATAAAATTTAAAACTAGTTGAGGAACTTTCATTAGGTTTCAAATATTGAACAATTGATGATCCACTAAAATCTCTCTCACTAAAATCAAACGGTGATTTAGTATTAACAGATGGATCATATTCAGAAACTCTAGGTCTAAAATCAAACGTATCAGTTGCTCTTACGTTTGATGCTCCAATATTTGGGATATCTTTTGAAAATCTTTCTGCATCATAACTTAAAACAGTAAATACATCACCACTATCAGTGCTTGGAATACTGTAACGGTCAAATACAACTAATAGAGGTCCTTTTGGTTCTGGCACATTTTTAGTTCTAACTAATCTTGAATAATCATAGAACTCATCTCTTTGACCTTTATCTAAGGTATATGAGTTAGTAATATTTTTGTATATACCTACTTCAATAGATTGAATACCAGTTTCAATATTAGACTCAGAAAATGTTACAATATCTGATGAATTAAATTTAGATGGAGTTAGATATACGATTGATAATTTATTTGTAGTTGGTTTTCCAACGACTCTTGCAAGTGTTTTACTATCATTGCCAAGAATATTCTCTCCTATGATAGCATTTGTCTCTACATCAACAGTGCTTGAAAATTGTAATATATCTAAAGTTGGTGTTTGACTATCAATTGATTCATAAACTGCTAAAAATTTAACTACATCTGGATGATTGAGTGATATTTCCTCATCTTGAACTCTTAATCCATATCTGGCATCAAAGGTTAACCCATCAGCAATTTGTGCTGCACCATTTCCGATAGCGGTACTTCCTGATTTTGAATATTTTGATTTTGTTATATTTAAAATCTCACTTCGATTATATTGTTTAATTTTAGATTTTATTGAATTTTTTACTATAGTCACATCTATAGTTTTACTGTCACTATTCCCAACATTAGATATGGAAATATTATTACCACCACCACTAAAAGTGAATGTATCGTTTGTAATTGTTTGAGGTGTTGATGAACTATCGAATATTGAGTATCTTTCCTGATCAAATACTTCAAATACTGCTTCTGATGCAGCGAAACCTAAATCATTCGATATGTCTAAAGAAACAACTCCACTACCATTAGAAGATTTTGATACTTTTTTTGTAATTTTTAATTTAGAATTAGTTAAGTCTACACTTGATACATTAGTATTTGGTAATGGAGCATATAAAGTTCCTCTTCCTGAAATTAAAGATGCACCCAAAAACATTGATACTGTTATGGTGCTGGTGGGAAGTTCTTTATCGAATACACCAGTAACAGATGAAGTATATGCACTGACTGTTAATGTTTTTCCGTCAGGACTTATATCATCAACCCTATTAAATGTTTCTACACTTGTTGTACCTGTTGTTTTGAAATATCTAACTATGTCACCTTCTTTCAATCCAGTGAATACTTTTTCACCTGCTGTGACTGATCCACCACTTGTAATATTCACAGTTTCAATATTATTAGGTAGTTTGAATCTTTCAAGAACAACATCTGCTTTAAAATTTGTACTTTGTGTGATTGCTTTTATATCCTGCGAATTATATGCAGTAAATTCCTTAATTGTTCTTGAAAAATCAACACCATTTATTTGTAACTGCTCTCCCTTTACAAAAGTTCCTGAAGTTTGATTTAATGTTATAGATGATGAATTTGCTCCAGCATTAACAGCAAATCCACTAGCACCACTATTTTTACCTTTTACAAAAGATCCTTGTGGTAATTCTGAACCACTTATATCATCATTTAAAGTTAATACAGTATTAGTTTGTATATCAAATAATCTTAACTCCCATCTTGTAGTTTTATCTGTAGATGAATAAGGGGCATCCTCCAAATTAAACGAATAAACTCTTGCACTTCCAATATTCGAACTCCCACCTAAAACGTTGTGCAATTCAACTACACTACCTGAATTAACCACACCTTTAGTAACATTATTTAATTTAAAAATATTACCCATCTCATATGAGAGACCAATGTCACTTCTTATACCAACTTCTCTTGGTTTATCTACATCAATTATTGTTGTACCAACCTTTTCAACGTTATAACCTCTCACATATGCCTCACCTGCAGATATCTTTAAACTCATCAAGTCGTCTGTAGGAGTATTACCCTGATCAGTTGTATCATCACTAAAGAAAAGACCATTATTACCTAAATTATCATTTAAAGAGTTGAATAAACCTAGTCTGAATGGTTCTATACTATAATCACCAGATTCTTCAAATGTTCTTTCAGCAATCCAATCACGTATTTTATTATAATCACTTTTTGTTTTTAAAACTTTTAATTTACCTTCATCTAATCTCATTAATTCAATGAAATCAGTATCGTTCTTATCATTTAATGATTTTTTAAATAATGTCAGTTTTATTTTAAGTCTGTCAGCACCAGGTGCTGCAAAATTAGTAAATCCTTTTGCATTATCAAATAAACTATTATCTTCTTTTGCATTTACTATTGTTTCATCTATTTTAAGACCAATTCTGTAAGATGGTGTATTACTATAATGATCAAGTATAATAGTTTGATC